ATAAGACCTCAGATGCGCAAAGTGGCTAGGGACTTCGTGCGCCATTTGGTGCCGATCGCCGGTGCTGGCCGTCCCTATCCCCTCACGTATGTCGAGGAGCAGCAGACCAAGCCGTTACAGCGGGCTCGGAATGATGCTAACCGATATCACGATGAGTTCACTATGATGGTCAAAGCGTTCCAAAAGAAAGAAGCATACAACGCCCCAAATTATCCGAGGAACATCTCAACCGTTCCGCATACCCAAAACGTCAAGTTATCCAGCTACACCTACGCCTTCAAAGCCAGTGTTCTCCAGCATGTTCCGTGGTACATGCCAACGCACACACCAGCTGAAATTGCTGACGCAGTGCAAAACTTGGCAACAAGTTCCACTGAGCTGGTCGAAACTGACTACAGCAAGTTCGATGGCACATTCTTGCGCTTCATGCGTGAGTGCGTCGAATTTGCGATCTATAAGCGCTGGGTTCACCTGGACCACTTGCCGGAGTTAACAACTTTATTGGCTAATGAAATCCAAGCACCTGCTGTTACACGATTGGGCATCAAGTATGATCCCGATTGCAGTCGCCTCAGCGGCTCTGCTCTCACGACGGACGGGAACAGCATCGCCAATGCTTTTGTCTCGTATCTGGCTGGTCGTGTGGCTGGCATGGATGACGACGAAGCTTGGTCTTGGATCGGCATTGTATATGGTGATGACGGGCTCCGATCTGGTAATGTTTCAAATGAGCTCCTCACTGACACTGCTTCTTCTCTCGGCTTTGACTTGAAAATAGTGAACCGCGCAGCACGCGGCTCTCCAGTGACATTTCTGTCTCGAGTATACCTCGATCCTTGGTCCTCACCGGCTTCCGTGCAGTCGCCCTTAAGAACATTGTTGAAATTGCACACCACCTGTGACACCCAGTCAGAGATTGACGACATTGGCTGGGCTAAGACGCAGGCATATTTGGTTACTGATAGCAAGACACCTTTTATTGGTCATTGGTGTTGAGCTTATCAGAGGAATTGCACTGCACGTGTGGTTCAGTATGCAGACTACACCGACATTCCATTCTGGGTAAAGAATGACGACCACGTTGGCAACTCGTGGCCGCAGTCTGAATCCGATGACTGGAATGACGTCGTAGCCAACGAGCTTGGCCTCACTACTGCTGAGCTGTTGAAGCATCTGGCAC